CTCTCTTTTGCAAAACATAGACGCGTCTCAATTGAAAGCGATGGAAGTAGTTTTGACTCTAAACGCTATGACCTTAAAAAAGTATTGCTGAGATGGTTTAAATTCCTTAGCATGGGAAGAGCGTACAGCGTCTCTGGCGGCTTATTTGACACCCGCGGAAAGTTTTATTTGTTAACCCCAGACGGGGAGGTATACGTTTTATGATAAATGCACAAAATCAAGGCTCAACAAACAAAAGCAACTTTAATTTACCCCCTACTATTTCTTTTGAAGAAATAGATAAATACTATAAGGAACACCCCGACAATCCTGTCACTAATGCCGTGTTCCCTATGACCGCCTTTAAAGCGGAAATGTTAGCCTATCTGAAATCTGGCTATAAAAAGGGTAAGCCGCTTCCTTGGAAATGTCATGACGGTGGCGTTAATGACGGGCACTATTACCCCTTCCGTTTCCGCCCGCAGGAATTGACCGTATGGGCGGGGGCTAGCGGCATAGGTAAGTCTATGCTGACTACGCAGGTAGCTACTCACCTAGCCCGCAACGGGGAGCCTGCATGTATTGCCTCTTTTGAAATGTCCCCCATGATGACCACAAAGAGAATCATTGAGCAGGAAATAGGCAAAAAGGCAATGGAGTACGGTAATCCTGATGTTCAAAAAATTTCAGACGCTTTAGACCTCTATAACCGTAAGCTCTGGATTTACTCTAAGGTGGGACGGGCTACTAGTAATGAGATTTTCATGCTAGCTAAGTTTGTTTCTGAAGTGCACGGGGTTAAGCATCTTTTTATTGACTGTCTGGCTAAGTGCGTTGAAGACGAGGACGACTACAACGGGCAGAAGCGCTTTGTTACCCTCCTTATAGAAATTGCCATCATGTTTGACTTACACGTGCACTTAGTGCACCACATGAGTAAGGGGGGGATATCCGCTAAGGGCTATGAAACTAAGGCGGGGATTAAAGGCTCTGGGGCTATTACAGACCTAGCCTTTAACATCTTTACTCTACAGCCTAACTACAAAAAATTAGACGCGGATAAAGAGCATAAGCTGACCAATGAGCTGAGGGCGGAGCCAGACCTGTACCTAGACTTAATCAAGCAAAGAAACGATTGTTGGTTAGGAAAAATACCCCTCTGGTATTCTAAAAACTTTTCCGCTGAATGTGACACCGCGGAATGTATTCCGCCCGCGGCTTACATTGAAAACAAAGACGAGGTGCCTTTTTAGGGAGGGTAATTAATTGACTGGGCTCACGGGGTGGATTATTTGCTTAATTATCCAGTATCTTTGTGGCGCCTTTAAGGGCGGGGCTTCCTCTGTAGCCCTCGCCATCTATCTAGGCGTTATTTTCTTCTTGATTGAGGCTAAACATGGGTTTATTAGTTGACTTTTTATTAGTCTTTATGCTCTATATTGTTTTCATGATAGCGGCATTCCTTTTAACGGCTTTCTTCTTTGCCGCTTTTGATGAAATCTCAGAAAAACGCAAAAATTGCGCAGGGCATATCATTTTATTGCTGACTACCTCCCTTTATTGGTTTATAGCCCTTTATTCGCTTTTTAAGGGGGCTTAGAGACGTTTTTAGGCTTTTTCCTTAATCCCCTATTACCTCAACTATAAAAACGCGTATACGGCTTATTTGGGGCATTTACGGGGATTTTAGAAAAAGCCCTCTTTTTGGAGCCTGAAAGTATGAAATTAGATATTCTTATGTTCCCCCTGATTCTTTTCTTCTTTATTTTTTGTTGGGGCGGAATACTCTTAATCCTAAGCGGAATAGCTTTAGGAATTATTGACTTCTTTAAGCCCTCAATCCCCTCAGACTATGAAAAACCGCACGGAAATGAAAGACGGATTTTAATTATCCCCCTTATTATTGTTTCTTTAGCCTACTGGGGCGGCATTCTCTACGTTTCCTTCTATGCCTGATTACTGCGCTCAATGTGAATACGCCTCTTACCGCGGGCTTTCACCCGCGGGCTTTAAATTCCTGATTAAGGAAAAACGGATTAAATGCCGCGGATACCCTAACCCTGAAAACAGAGAAATATACGTTAAAAACCCCCTCCTAAAAGATACCCCCTGCCGCCTCTTTAAGCCCGTTTCAGACGCTGAATATAAGCAAAGACTTAATTCTTTAACTAAATTTGGAGTTAAAATTTAGCTTACTACCTGAATATTTTGCATACTTCACAATCATTTAGCCTACTACATAAATACCCTCACAATAGGAAAACAAAATGCTATATAAAACCGCTAGCGGGGCTGAAATTCAGACGGTAAAGCAATTTACCGTAGCTGAGATTATTGACCTTGATACACCTGAAAAACTGAATGTATTACAGCCCCTGAATACCCAGACGGGGGAATATGTCTTTCTGCGCTTTGAGGTTATCACCCCCCGCAATGTGACAGAGGAAGCCTACATTGAGATAGAAAACTACCTTACCCCGTTTATTTCTGAAACAAAAAAACGCCTAGGGGTTACTAACCGCTACAGACAGTCAATGTACTTTTACGTAGACTCTAAAGAGCCGCGTACACGGATTAAGCTTCTTAAGATTCTTAAACAGGGAACGCCCGTTTCAGATGAAAAACCTAAAACGCGTATTCCACGCCCCGCGGATGTTTTGCACTACTAAGGCTCAAAAATGGATGATTCTTACACCCCCTTTAATATAACCATGGTTATTAAGGGTAACCCCGTACCTAAAGGTCGCCCCCGTTTTACTAAGACAGGGCATACTTTCACCCCTGCAAAAACACGGGAATATGAACAGTATATAAAAAAAGTTATCAAGGAAAAAATGAACGGGAAGCCACCGCTTACAGGCGCTTTAACCGTCTCTCTTTCTTTCCGTCTCAACCCTCCTAAAGCGGAAAGGAGCCGCCTTAAAAACACGGGCGGGGCTGACTGGCATACTAAGCGCCCAGACCTTGATAACTTTATAAAGGCGGCTTTAGACGGCTTGAACGGGGTGGCATTTATTGATGATTCTCAAATATGCAAAATTTACGCGGAAAAGCATATTTCGCTTGAACCGCCTCAACTCTTTATCTCTATTAGGAGGCTTTAATGACGGATGAAAGAAAAGCCGAGGTTAAAGTTTTCAACCTTAAAAGGCATAAAGAAATTGAAGAGCGCAGACGCAAAGAAGAGGAAAGGTTAGCCCTCCTTATGCCGCGGCTTGAAAACTGGTATAAAGTCTACAGGGACACCCGACAGCGGCAAATTTCCGCCACTCATCGGGCTATGCTTTATCTGATTGAAACATACGGATACCCCCCTGATACAGAAACTGTACCCTCCTATGAGTATGAGGGAGAGGCAGACGTGAAAGACGCGGCTATACTTGAATACGTATACTCTACAATGGGCGGGGACTGGGAAGCCGATGAGTTCATAAATGGGCGCAAAAATCTAACCGTTTCAACGGCTAAAACAATTATCCGCCTCCTATGCTTTGAAGACAGATACACCTTTATTTACGCCCGTAAGCACTATTTCAAAGTTTCAGGCGCTAAATATAATTCTTGGATTAGAGATGCCCTCTTATTCTTTGACGCCCGCTTACGTGTTTATGCGTGGGCAAAGTCTAAAGACTAAAATAGGTATTTACAAAAATTCACCGCGGTTATAAAATCCGCGTTAATTAATGATAGTTATGTCTATCCGCTAAAGGCTTAAAGAATATCCACCCCTTAAAGGGTGGATAAGTGTACCTAGAATGGAATGGATAGGCACACTAAGAGTCTAATAAAGTACAGAATTACAACATCCCTCAAGCTTAGTATCCCTATTACGGGATAACGCTCACTCCGAGGGATTTCTCTTTTTTTCACTCTCTGCAAACATGAAACTCCCTACTCTTAACGTTGAGTACAGGGCTACAGAATCCCTTATTCCTTATGCACGGAATGCTCGTACACATTCAGACGGGCAAATTACCCAGATAGCCTCTTCTATAAAGGAGTTCGGGTTTAATAACCCTATCCTTTTAGACGAGGATAAAAGCATTATTGCGGGGCACGGGCGTTATCAAGCCGCCTTAAAATTAGGACTTAAAGAAGTTCCCTGTATTGAACTAAAACACCTCTCAGACGCTCAAAAGAAAGCCTATATCCTCGCTGATAACCGCATAGCACTTAACTCAGACTGGGATAATGAACTCTTAAAGATTGAACTCTCTGAATTACAGGCAGACGGGGTAGACCTTGAAAATTTAGTAGGCTTTGACTCTATAGAGTTAAATAACCTCCTAGAAGGCACGGAAGAGACTGCCGCGGAAAATAAATATGAGCGGAATACGGAAAACGCGGGCATTTTGGCTAAACGCTTTATAATCCCCCCGTTTTCTGTTTTGGATACACGTTCAGGAGCATGGCAAGACAGAAAGCGCCTATGGGAAGGCTTTATAGGAGATAACGGTGAAAGCCGTGAAAACGCCTTATACCCAGATGGGCTAGCAGACGAGATAGGTACTGTTTCACTCTTTGATGCTACTCTGGCTGAAATTATTATTGAGTGGTTTACCCCCAAGAAAACGGAAATTCCTAACTGTATTTTTGACCCCTTCGCAGGGGGGATGTTCGGTTACGTTGCCGCCTATAAGGGCAATGTCTTTACAGGAATAGAACTCAGACAGGAACAAGCGGATTTAAACAATAAACGCATTCAGGGACTTTCAGGACACTATATTTGCGATGACGGGCAAAATGTGGGTAAGTACCTCCCCTTGAACTCTCAGGATTTAATGTTTTCTTGCCCCCCTTACTTTGACCTTGAAAAGTATAGCGATCTGCCTAACGATGCCTCTAATCAGGATTATGACGGCTTTATCTCTATTCTTAGAAACGCATTCTTAAGCGGGCTTAAACTCCTTAAAGATAACCGCTTTGCCGTCATTGTTATGAGCAATGTCAGAGATAAAAAGGGCTTCTATCATGATATTTGCTCAGATATAACACGCATAATGGAAGAGGGCGGGGCTAAACTTTATAACGAGTTGATACTTGTTAACGTTAACGGCATGGGGAAACTCAGAGCCGCTAACATGATGAAAAACAGAAAAGTATGCAGACAACATCAGGAAGTTTTAGTCTACTTTAAGGGTAACCCTAAAAAGATTCAGTCAGAATTTTCTATCATTGAAATTCCCGAGGAAGAGGCGGGGGAAACGGAAAGCCCAGATAACACTTAATTAGCTATGGAATTAAAACTATGATTACAAAGCCGCGGATAGAGGTAGACCTGAAAAAGGTTGAAGAGTATGCACAAGTTTGTGACAGCGAAGAAGAAATCGCCCTAGCCCTCGGCATTTCCTATAGCACATTGCAAAACCGTAAGCGAGATTATGAGAGTTTTAGGAATGCATTAAAGCGGGGAAAAGCTAAAGCTAATGTTTTTGTGGGCGGTAAGCTCCTTGAAAAGGTTAAGGCGGGGGATACAGCCTGTACTATCTTTTACATGAAAACGCGGTGTGGGTGGCGTGAAACTAACAAACTTGAATTAACGGGGGAAAACGGAAGCCCCGTAAAGATTCAAAATGTCTTTGTGGACGATTTAAAAGACTAGGTTAAGCTATGAACCTATCCGAGGTTGTAGGAGGCGGCTACGCTACGTTTTGGCGCTCTAAAAAGCGCTATATCTGTCTTAAAGGCGGGCGGGCGTCTAAGAAGTCTAAAACTACAGCTTTACGCATAATCTGTAACCTACTCAGATACCCAGAGGCTAACGCCTTAGTAGTTAGGCGCTTTGAACGCACTCTTAGAAATTCTTGTTACGCTGACTTGTTGTGGGCTATTCACCGCCTTAAGGTTGAGAATCAGTTTAATGCTACCCTCTCGCCCCTTGAAATAACTAAAAAGGATACAGGGCAGAAAATACTATTCCGCGGATTAGATGATGCTCAAAAGATTACGTCTATTTCCGTCACTAACGGGGTGCTTTGCTTTGTCTGGATTGAAGAGGCTTACCAGATTCAATCCGAGGATGAGTTTAATAAGCTTGATATGTCTATCCGCGGGCAAGTCCCTGACGGGCTCTATAAACAGGTAATCCTTACTCTTAACCCGTGGTCGGACACGTGGTGGGGTAAAGCCCGCTTCTTTGATTCAGCCGCGGATAATGTCTTAACCCTAACTACTGATTACCGTTGCAATGAGTGGCTCGATGACTCAGACCGCCGAATATTTGACGAAATGCGCGTTAATCAGCCGCGACGGTATCGCGTTGAAGGCTTAGGCGATTGGGGCATTTCAGAAGGCCGAATCTACGACAGAGTAGAGCTTGCCGCGCTAGACCAAAGCGCCTTACTTGCAGACAGAGAAAACATAGCTTTTCACGGCCTCGACTTTGGCTATACAGACCCTACAGCTTATGTGGGCGGCTTTGTTAATCAGCCCCTTAAGGCTATCTACGTAACCCGCTCCTTCTACAGGCGGGGGATAACTAACGATGCTATAGCCGAGGAGTTAAAGCGGATAGGCTTAAAGCGGGAACGGGTTTCATGCGATGCCGCGGAGCCTAAAAGCATAGCGGAATTGAATAAATACGGAATTAACGCTATTGCGGCTCCAAAAGGGGCGGACAGCGTTAGGCACGGGATTCAGCAAATTCAAGCCTATACTATTTATGTAGATTCAGATTGTAGTGACTTCTTTAATGAAATAACTTCTTATGTCTGGGCACTAGGAAAAGACGGTAAGCCTACAGATAAACCCGAGCACGAATACTCACACGGGGCGGACGCTTTACGCTACGGGGTAGCAAATATACTTACAGGAAACGTAATCAGATGGGAAAAATTGTTTTAACAGACAGCGCGAACGCATACCTAGGAGGCTTTAATGTTTCATCCTTGAATGCAGACGCCCGCGGGATTACGGAAGCCGCACTAGGTATGCGTTTTTCTAATAATTGGATTGTGCGCAGAATTTGTGAGGGTTTTGCAAAAGATATGACCGCTAAGGGCGTTATCTGGAAATGCGCTCAAAATAAAGCGGAATTACTTGAAAAGGAGTTCAAGCGCCTTAAAGCATGGGGCGCCCTAACAGAGGCTATTACTTGGGCTAGACTCTACGGGGGCTCCTTAATCATGTTCGGCATGATTGATAACGCTACAGACGCCCCGCTTAACCCTAGTGGCACTTTAGAACGCCTAGAGGTGTTTGACCGCACGGAAGCCCGCCCAGATTTAGGCTCTATCCGCTACGGTGTTCCTACACGCTATTCTGTTTCCCCCCGCTCCTATCAGGAAACATTTACCCTAGACTCTTCTAGGTGTATCCGCTTTACGGGTAACCGCACGACGCACGATATAGCCTCCTCTAATGATTTTTGGGGGCGCTCAGTCATTGAGGCGGCTGACACGGCTATTAAGCAATACGATAACTCTATTGAAGGGGCGGTAGAGTTGATGAAACGTTGCTATCTCAGATGGATGGGGCTCAAAGACTTTAGGCAAAGCTTACAGAATAGTGACAGCGACGCTTACAATGTAGGCAAATACGCCTCTATGGTTAATTCCGTTCAGAATATAAGCGGGCTGACTATAGGAGACGCGGAGGACACTTTTCTCACTCAGTCCTACAGTTTTGCAGGCATTAGGGACGTGCTTATGACCTTCTCGGAGCAGGTCGCGGGCGCTACCCACTACCCCCTAGTTAAGCTTTTCGGAATGTCTCCTAGCGGCTTTTCAACGGGGGACGCGGATATAGAAAACTATAACGCAGACCTCCTAGCGGAGCAGGAAGAGGCTTTACGCGAGCCTATTTACCGTATAGCCGCCCTGATTTTGCAGAGCAACGGCTATGATATTGCCGACCTAGATTTTGATTTTGTCCCTCAACGGGAAACAAGTTTCACGGATAGAGTTAACGCGGCAAAAATTGCCGTTGACACTATTTTAGCCGTGCGGGAAGGAGGGATTATTAGCGATGAACGCGCCCTTGAAGAAATTTCAAAGCTAGGGGAGACTACGGGGGTATTTGCTACTATTGATGAAACAGACAGGGAATATCTTAAAACAGAGCCCGTACCCGAGGCAGGGGATATTCTCGGACAGTTGACGGAAATGGCTCAAAATGCCTAACTTTAATCATGAAACCACCTACAGGCGGGAAGTTTGGAAACACTATAACCGCATAGGGAAAGTCATACAGAGCATTATTAGCTTTCACGTTAGGGCTGACGGCTCAATAGATAACCCAGAGCAATTAACCGCAGACCTTGAAAAGTACGGGCAGACTCTAGGGACTTGGGCTAACGTCTATTGGTCGGCTTTATTGCAACGGCAAAATAAAGCCCTTTCCGCTGACTGGAAACGGCAGGGGCTGACTATTGACCCTCATAGCCCCGTAATTCAGAATAAAATCCGCACCCTTCTGGCTCAACAGGTTGATTTAATTGTTACCCTCCCTAGGGACGCGGCTACAGTAGCTCAAACAATGGCACACAAAGCCGCAATGGAAACGGGGGAGCGGGCGGAAACGCTTATTCAGAAACTACAGGGACTACAGACGGGGTACCCAGAGTATGCCGCCCGCAGACTAGCCCGTACAGAGGTAGCTAAGACTCAATCCCTATTAGTTCAAGCCCAAGCGCAAAGCCTAGGCATAAAACAATACATCTGGAAGACCGTAAAAGATGAAGCCGTGAGAGACTCCCACGCGGCTATGGACGGTAAAATTTGTGACTTTGATAACCCGCCCGAGGTTGAAAGCGGAAAGTTTTATAACGCGGGGCAGATTCATAACTGCCGCTGTTTCGCTTTTCCGCTATTGCCGCGGGATGCTAAGAAATATGAGCATTAAATTATGTACGATGCTACATTTAAATTATCCCCCCACCGCTCCCTAACCCGTGAGCGTTTTCTTTTATGTGAAAACGCGGTTATTGCTACAGCGGGGGCGCGCACTTATAACGCGGAAGAGGTTACGGGCGTACATCCTAGTGCAGACGGAAAGGTAATTCTCTTAAGAGATAAATCCGTATTATTTGCGCCTGAAACTCTAGCCTCTTTTGAAGGTAAACCCGTTACGCTTGAACACCCGCGGGAAAAGGTTGTCGGGCTTGATAACTGGAGGCAGGAAGCCGTGGGTAATCTTATGAACGTTAGACAGGGGGAGGGGGAGTATGAAAACGCCCTTATTGCTGACGTTTTAATCTTTGACAAAGACACTATAGAAAAGGTTTTGAGCGGGGAATGCGAGGCATTATCCGCGGGATTTTCCTCAGACGCTGACGACGTGGGCGGGGGGATAGGCGTAGAAAAGACGCTGATAGGTAATCACGTTGCAATAGTTCCTAAAGGGAGAGACTCCGCTTGTATTCTTTGCGATTCTCTCCCTAATATAGGTAAAAAAAAGATGGACGAAACAAAGAAGGAAGCACCCGCGGAAGTCCTTAAAGAAAAGACAGACGCGGAAGCGGGCACTAGCCCCGACCTTATTGCCGTTATCGCTCAACTCACGGAGCGGGTAGCGGCTTTAGAGGCTATGCTTAGTAAGCCTGAATCTGAAACGGCTGAAACTGTTACAGACGCGGATACAGACGCGGAAAAGGAAAAGCCCGCAGACGCGGAAACGCCTGCCCCCGCACCTGAATCTGAAACGGTTACGGAAGAAGCCGCAAAGCCTGAAACGGAAAAAGAAGACGCCCCCGCGGAAACGGAAGCGCCCGCGGCTAAGTTCCCCACCGCGGAAGAAATTGCGGAATTGATTATTCAGAAACTCAAAACGGGCAACACTTCCCCCGCGGCTGAAAAGGTAGAAAAGACAGACGCCTGTATCAAAAATGATGCGGCTGACGTTGCCCCTAACGTAGACAGTAACACGCCTAATCTTGCGTTAGCGGCTCTTACGGAATTTTATAAAAAGCCCGAGGGTAAATCTTTTATTGACGGCATGGGCGGCATTAAAAATGATTCTGCCCCCGCCCTCCTTAAATCTTGTGCGTGTTTTGTGCGGGCTAAAGGTAAACAGGCAGTACAGGCGGTTAAAAATGATTCTTCCCCCGCTAAAGCCCCTGAAACGTTTACCGCACGGGCTAAATCTTTGTGGAAATAAATTCTAATCAATCATCGGAGATTCTTTTATGACTAAAGCAAATTATCGACAGCTTGCAGGTATTGCGGGCTCCGTCACCCAGAGTGGCGCCACCGTTAAGACCGTAACAGTTGCGGAAGCCATCCCCGCGGGGCTCCCCGTTAAGGAGGTTGACGGGGTAGCTAAGATTCTTGAAGCTACAGACGCCCCCGAAGCGCTTATCGGTATCATTGTCCGAGACTCTGTAGACTTCGGCTTTAAATCCTTCCCCCGCGATGTAGGCGCTCTTTCCGAGGGCTATATTCAGGTGCCCGTAGCAGAAGCCGCTAACCCCGTGCGGGGTAAGGGCGTCTACTTTGACGCCACAAATAACGTTTTCACATCTGAAAGCACGGGCGTTAAAGTGCGGGCTGTTTTTGCCGCTAACGGGCAGACAGACGGGGTAGCAGAAATTCAGGTAATTACTTACCTTCCGTAACTCTTTCATAAAGGATTAAGAAAATGGCACTCAGTAAGGAACAAATTCTTTCTGTATTTGATAACCGTCTTACCAAGGTGGATTCTGAAATTATCCGCCCGTTGCAAGACTTTACTTGGACGCGTGATATTCCGTTTACGGATGACCTCTCTAAGACCGTGCGGGCTCTTGCTCTTACAAACATTGTAGGCATCGGACAGGGCACAAAAGAGGTGGGTGGACGCTCTTGGGTCGGTGAACACGCAGACGACCTTAAGGGTGTGGACGTT